CATTAGCGACGAGGATACCGGTGATTTGATCCCAGACCTTTTGCGCTTGCGCGACCTCGGTCTGTGTTTTGGCACCGGTGAAGATGGTATTTGCCTGAAGATTGGCAGTGTTGGCAGTGGTTTGGTTTTGAATAAGGCGTTCAGTATTAGCCTTTTCGAGGGTGAGGGCAGTGTTTGCCTCAGTGTTTTTTATTTGTGCGCTGGCTTGTTTGGCAGCGACATAGTTTGCAGCGCTTGTGGGAGCGCTTTCGAGGACATTTTTGATGTTGGGTTGTGCGCCGCTGGGTGTAGAAGCGCCGCCCTTCTGGTAGGCGAGCATCGGGTTTAAGCCGGCCTTTTTCATATCGGTCATGGCCCTCTGATAAGCTGTGTTGGACATGCGCTCTTGGAAGTCCATTTGCCGATTGGCCGCGTTTGTTTGTTGTTTGTTACCGAAGATGCCGCCGAGAGTTGAGAGGGCAGCGCCCCCTAGGGTAGCGGCAGCGAGAGATAAAGCCATGAGGATGGTTCCTTGTGTGAAGTTAGTGCCTCCGGCACTGATAGGTGTCCCCCGCGTTCTTGACATAGATTGCGGGCTTTCCCTTCGCTTCGCTCACCCCCCCTAAGGGGGGGGGCAAGTCAGGGGAAAGGAAGAAAGAATTGCTGAGATGCGAAGCATATCTTTCCTTAGAAGTGGTCGATCATGCCCGGAACGGAGTACATAGGCATAGGTCGAGCACATTTGAGTTGCATGAAGGTATCGAGGATAAGGTGAGGTTCACTGGGAACAGCGATAACCCTTTCAACTGGAGGATTTTCTTCGATGAAGGAGCCATTCAATTGTGGGAGGCTCTCGAAGTCTTGGGACAAGTGCCAAGTATCCAGTGACTGAGGGTCAGAGGACCGGAATTTCCCGGTTATGAGAGAAGGCTTATAGCGGTATTCCGCAAAGCGTTCTTGATAGCCGAAGACCTCTTCGTCTGCAGTTGTACCATCGGCATAGATTTCTTTGTTTAGAACAGCTTGTTCACCGATGTGAGAGAGAGCAGGCCAATAGAAGTCCCACCGGGTAGACCGGGAGAACATTCGGTTTAGGCCTTGCTGGTAAGTTAGGTCAGCCCTGATGGAGACATAGCCAATGATTACACAATGTTCGACAAACGACTTGTTAAAGCCGTGTCCGGACATTCCGAGTGTGCCGTATGCGGCAAGATTGGCTTGTGGGCTGGTAGCTGTGGTTTCTTGGGTTTGGGCGACGGGACTGAGGTTAATAGGAGAGGAAGAGCCGCCCAAGTATTCTGGACGCTGTAAACGAGCGTCTGGAGAGGTGACACCAAAGTGAGATTTGAGAATTTCGATGTAGCGGGTACCGCCTCGGGCATCCCGCTCATAGAGTTTTTGAATTTGGAAGGCTTGGCGCAGCTGGTTGATGGTTGCGGCAGTTGCGTCGCTGAGATCAGCGTAGACGTCGATGCCGTCCCCTTGGGTTGCTCCACGAGCTGCCATTAGGACTTCGTTAGAGTCGCCAGCCCATCCATATGAAGCACCACCGGGGAAGGAGTTGCCGTCATAGTCAATAGCGCCTGCAATTGCACCGGTTGATGCAGTAAAAGCACCGCCGTAAAGTCCTTTTACAGGAGCTTGATCTCCAATAGGGAGCTCAACAGAGGGTCCTTTTTGAGGCCAAGGTAGAGCAGAAGTGAAGTAGTCGTGACGCTTACCGCGGCGATTTAGTGCAAAGTCCGCAGGATCGTCAGGGCCGTCGCCTTTTGGAACAGGAAGGGAATCTTGAAGGTTCTGATCTCGGAACCATTCGTTCCAGATCAGGTTATTTGCTCTGTGGAACAGGGACGAGTGAGTTATTTCGATGTCAGTAGGGATACCGAAGTGGTCCGACAAAGACCCAATCGGGTGCCCTCCAACAGGAGCAGACATTTCCGGGACAAGAAAGTCTGTTGAGTCTGCGGGATTGTCTTGTGCGCCATTAAAGCGCTCCCAGTTGTCCCAGAGCAAGCGGAGAGGAACACCGAAGAAATGAGTATCAACGTACAAGTTGTCCATGTACGGATGGAGAGGGGTCGCAAGACGACCGAAGGCAGTAAGTTTAGCATTGAAAGTATCTCCGGGTAGGGCCTCATCGCAATAGATCGGAACGAGATAACCAGCATCAAGCGTGGTTTTGTGACCGCATGAACGGTCGAAAGAAGAGCGCGGTATATCGGCTCTTGGAACTCGTGAGAACGAGTGATTCATGACAGACTTCATTGTGTTTTTTCCTTGCTTTTGAGGTTTTTGCCGTGAGCGACAAGGGTGTGTTCGACAGAGGACAGATTGCCTTTGTCTTGGTCGTATTGTCCGATTCTCCACAGTGAGAAGTCGGCTTTATGATCGAGATCGATCGAGGATTCGAACATACGGATGGCGTGGTCGTTATTTTCCGCTTGGAAGAGCGGAGAGTAAAAATCAGCGACTGTATCTAGAATTGTGAAGATTGGTTTCATTTGTCTGGTTCTCTCAGTGATTGGCGCGAAAGTAGGATCTTGTTTTTCGCATATTGTTGACGACCTGTTCCGAAGTATTCGGAAGGGTCTTTTGTGTTTGTTGCGGCCAGCTGGCCGTCTTGGGTTTTTGTTGATGTGAGTGTTGGGTGATTCTCCTGTCGTCGTTGCAATGTTTGTTTCCACAGATCCGGGCGGATGCGTTCGCAGATCTGGTCATAGAAGCGAGGAGGTTTGCATTTTTTGCCATCGAGGATGATTAAGTCGCGAGGGTATACATCTTCGATGTATTTTTTGATCCAGCGTTCTCCTAGTCCGGGTTTGATGGACTGGCCTTGAAATTCTGGGGTCTGCTGGATTATTTCGCCGGTTTCGTCGTCGATCCATTGGTAGTGCTCCTCTGCTAAGTCCCCTCCGACTTTTTTGGTGATGTAGCCTGCCGTGTAGGCGGCTGTTTGGAAGGAAACGTCAGAATATTCGACGAATCCGTGGCCCCAAGTTTTGGAGAGGGTATCGGAATAATATACTCGTCCAGAGGATCGAGTCGTGTGGTGTTCCTGATCTTTCGGTCGGTAATTGAAGAGAAGCGCGTGGTAATGGGGGCGTCTGGTTTTGCCGCCGTATTCCCCGCAATAGAATATGCGGAGGTTTTTGTTTTTTTTGCGCAGTCTTTTGAGAAAATCCTGCACATGGCTTCGGTCAAGTGTCTCAGCATAGGGAAGGTTCTCATCGTCATAAGTGAAAGTTCCGAAGATGTTGTCATCATAGAGGGAGGCCTCGTGGCTACACCGGATCGCCCAGACAAACGCCCGGTGCAACCGGCACCCCATGCACTTATTGCAACGAACCGTTAGTGGACGGTCCGCATAAGCGCGATTCAGAGAGGTGGTGAAACCCCCCTCTACGGCACGCCAACCAGTGAGTGGAGACGTGCATTGCATTAGAGGCGGATACCGCCTCGCATGGGTGAATCAGCATAGTTCTTGCGCTTAACGCCGTTGCCCCTGCTGAAGTTCTTTTTTGACGCCTTGCGGCTCATTTTTTTGCGTTTGGCCATTGGAATGTCCTTTTCTGTGTTTGGTGTCACCTAGCATATAATGAGACAAGTAGAGATTATATGCTAGGGGCTGTTTTAAGCCTCTTCTGAGGGCTTTTTTTCCTCCTTTGGGGGCGTTGGTGGGGTTTTGACCTTTGCGCGCTCTGAGAGGCTGTCTGGGGCGCTCTCAGGGCGTTTGGTGGCCAAGCCCATTTCGATCAGCTGATCGCTGTTTTTCGCGTCTTGTACGAAGTCCAAGAACGCGCCGGGATCGTTACCGAACCGACGGCGAATGCCCGAAGGCAGACCTTCGAACATTTCGTTAGCCTGAACCACTTGGTTCATGGCGTCATGGTAGTCACCGGGAGTTTCTGTGAAATCACCGTATTGGCCGTCGAAAGTGTTGCGGTGTTCGATGGTCCCGGTTTTGGCCCATTTGAGCATGATGCGATTGATATCGCATTCCTGTTTGTGGGCTTGTGAAGTGAGAGATTCGCCCCGCACTGGTGTTTGTGTGCGAGTGCGATCGTAGGCTTTTCGAATTTCCATAGTTTCTCCAATTCTGATCATTCGATGACTGCATTTGGGTCAGTCAGGTTGGGTCGTTTTTTAGGGGTTACTGCTTTGGGCACTGCGCCTGTCTTGCGCATTTGCCCGACATATTTGACGAGATCGAGGGCGTCCTTGCCGTCGATCCCCAGATTAAGTTTGATCCACCGGAGTGTCTCTGAGATTTTGCCGGATCGGAGCCCGGCATCGATTTTCGCCATTTGTGATTTAAGGACGGCCTCGTCCATGGCGACGTCATTAGCGACGAGGATACCGGTGATTTGATCCCAGACCTTTTGCGCTTGCGCGACCTCGGTCTGTGTTTTGGCACCGGTGAAGATGGTATTTGCCTGAA